ATTTTCATCTATTTTTACCTCTATTTTGGTTTCATCTTTTAAACCATCAACTAACTGGTCTATCTGTTTATTGCACGTATCGCATAAATTATGCCATATTGTTTCACCTTTTGAAATTTTATCTAATTCATCTTCCATTTCTTTTGTATAATCATAATTAAATAAATTGGAAAAATGCTTATCTAAAAACTCCATTACAATTATACCCAATGGTTGAATAACTAACTTATTTTTTTCATTACCAAATTCTCTTTTGGATAAAATTTCAAATATTTCTTCATTTTCTAATTCAAAATCTTTACACACTATTTCCTTTCCTTTTATGTCTTCCTTTTTAACATAATTTCTTTCTTGAATTTTATCAATGAGAGAAGAAAAAGTAGATGGTCTACCTATTCCCTTTTCTTCTAAAAGCTGTACTAATCTTGCTTCCGTATAATGTTGTTTTAAACCTTTAATCGTAACCTTTGCACAAATCTTTTTATAAGGAATAACCGAGTTTTGTTTAATTTGTTGCAGATATTGATATTCTTTGTTTTCTGATTTTATTTCATTTAAATACTTTTTTGATACTATTTTCCAGCCAGGAAAAACAATTAATTCGCTTGTATATGTAAATTTCATATTTTGAAAAGCTGAAATACTTGCAGTTATGGAATAAAAAGATGCTGGTGACATACAACTCTCTAATGTGTTCTCCCAAATTAGTTTATACATTCTTCTCTCTTTAGAATCTAATGTTTCAGGAAGTTCAAAGAGAGAAATATTAGTAGGTCTAATAGCTTCATGAGCTTCCTGCCGAAGGCTGTCCTTGACCTGTGGAGCAGGCTTGTCTTTAATTTGTTGTGTTTCTATTTTTTTTGACTTCTTTTTCTTAGGTTCATCTACTACCTTAGCAACACTCCCTGTTACTAGAGAGTCTATATTTTCATTTATATATTTGGCTTCATAGTTGCGTGTTATATATTCTTTTGTTGAATTAATAAATTCTTGACTATATGTTTTTGAATCTGTACGCATATATGTGATAAACCCTCCTTCATATAATAACTGACAAACTCGCATCGTTTCTTTTGGTGCATAATGAAGCTCATTGCTTGCCGTTTGTTGTAATGTAGATGTAGTAAAAGGTTCTGGTTGTTTTTTATAAACCTTTACAGGTTGTGAACAAGTATATATATGAGAGAAATCCGCGGAACCATCTAAAAAATCCGTCATTTCATCTTCCGATTCAATTTTACCTTGAGGACTTAATTCAAATGCTAAGTTGGCATTTGTAAAATAACCAGTTGTATTATAAACTTTTCTCTCTTCTGTTTCTTTTATATCTTGTTCATTATCATAAACTAGTCTTAAAGCTGGTGTTTGACATCTACCTGCACTAAGTGCATATTCTTTTCCTTTTGGTGAAGATATAAATTTCCACAACATTGGTGACACCTTAAAACCTACTAGTAAATCTAATATTTGTCGCGCTTGTTGAGCGTGAACCAAATCCATATCTATTGTTCTAGGATTTTTAATTGCGTACTGAATTGCGGATTCTGTGATTTCATTAAATGTAATACGCTTTGTATTTAAAGGTAACTTAAAAATTTGTGCTACACAATAGGCAATTTTTTCACCTTCTCGGTCTCCGTCTAAACTTAATATTACTTCGTGAGCATTTCCAATCTCCTTTCTTAAAACTTCTATTTGTTTTTTCTTAATTGCATTTTCAATAATTGTATATGTTGGATTAAAATTATTTTCTATATCAATATTTTTGAGAGAAGGTATACTACGTAAATGTCCATATGTAGCAATACATTTATAACCAGGACCTAAATATTCTTCAATTTTCTTACATTTTGCCGGAGACTCTACTATTACAAGAGTGGTAGTGGTGGAGTATTTTTTTGACATAATTACATAAGTATATAAAAATACATTTATGTAATTTTTTATTAATTTCTTTTTATTTTATATTATAATTATAATATGCCATTTATTAGTAATTATAATGGAGCTATGCAAATATTATCAGAAATAGGAACCGGAACATGTAAAGGCAGTTGTAAATCTGTTTGGGTTCGTAATATAAAATATGCGTTAAAAACCAAAACGAATCCTTTAGGGTTAAATAAACAACAACGTAAAAATATAACAGAAAAAATGAAAAGTGTTTCTGGTAAAAATGCTATAAAAAATCATAGTAAAACTCTTAAAAAATATAAAAACAGAAAATCTCCTCCTTATCCTGCAAATGAATACTGTGGAAAACAAATGAGAGGTAAAGATGGTTACATGTATGTGTCACAAAAAAACAAAAATAATATTTGTTCTTGGAGAAAAATATAAAATTATTTATTCATTTTTTTAAATTGTTTCCAAGAAACATTGACATTTGCTTTTTTAGGTTCTACCTTATCTTTTTCGGAATTTGCATCTAATTTTTCCGCCTTCTTTAAAGCACTATCTACATAAATGTCTTTTAAAATAGTACCAACCATAAAAGAACCTTCGTGTTGGTCTAGTTGTCCATCCTCTATTTTTTTTAAAATATCTAAAAATTTATATAACAAATTGATGTCAATTTCATCTTTTTTTACTTTGTTAAAAATATCAGTATAATATGTAAACAAAAAATTAGACTCATTCATACATTCTTCTGCAATTTTTTGGTCATCTCCTCTATATTTAGCCTTAATCATAATCATATTGTTAATTTCATTTCTTAAAACTTGGCTATGTTTTAGATTGCGTATTAAACTTGTTTGGTCTTCCACATTATTAGTCTTAATCATATTCTGTAGTTGTAATCTTTGATTATCGTCCATATTATAGTATTTAAGAATTTAATTTTTTAAATCCTAACTAATAAAATATAATATAAATATATATGTCTAATAGTGGTTCTGTTCCTGGTATGAGTTATCCAACAATGCAATCAATGGCTGCTGGTAATCCAAGAGATTCAGCAATAGCGAATTCAGCTGCTATGAATGCTAAACAAAATTCGGCAAATCAAATGACAGCAGGCAGTAAAAAAAGAGGTGGAGCAGTCACTGTTCCACAATTTACAGTATCTTATCCTACAACAGGCGGACCTGGTCAAGACCCAAATTCTTTAATTGCTGGAAATTCACAAACTAGTACACAAGGTGCTGCAAATTCTCAATTTGACCAAAATGCTCTTAAAGGAGGTAGCCGTCGTAGAAGAAAAGGTGGAAATCCTAATTGGAATTGGGGTTGTTACAGTGGTGGTAAAAAAAGAAAGACACGAACAAGTAAAAGAAAAACCAGAAGACACCGAAAAAAAACAAGACGATATAAAAAATAAATCAATATATTTTTTCACATTAGAATGATTCATTTATTGTGAAAATTATCCGAATAATTATATATTAATAATATAAGTTATGCCATCTGGAAAAAATTGGATTTATTTTATATATATTAATTTAGCCTTTGGAATATATATAGCAGGTGTGTTTTATTTTAGTCAATTGGCAGATATAAAAGCTAATTGGCCTTTGTATCGGTGTAATCCAATGTATATGCCATTAGCAGATGACCCAGAAACTAATTTTACTTATTGTATTCAAAGTATGCAATCTGATTATATGGGCTATCTACTACAACCTATTACATTTGTCACAAGTTCTATCACTGATATTCTTGGTAGTTTTTTGGGTGAAATTAATATGGTTCGAGCTATGTTTAATAAAATAAGAGGATTTATTTCTTCTATAATAGAATCTGTTTTTGGTGTATTTTTAAATTTAGTTATTGAATTTCAAAAAATTACTATAGGAATTAAAGACCTAATTGGAAAAACAATAGGTATTATGGTAAGTCTTATGTACATTTTGGATGGTAGTATTAAAACAATGAATAGTACATGGAGTGGACCACCTGGACAAATGGTTAAAGCCCTTGGAAAATGCTTTCATCCTGATACAAAACTTAAACTACAAAATGGTACTATTAAAACTATGAAAGACATAGATTTAGGAGATATTTTAGAAAATGGCTCAATTGTTGAATCGGTTATGAAAATTAATAATAAAAATAGTCCTATACCTCTATATGTAATAAAAGGTGAAGGTATAAACAAAGAAAATATTTATGTTACTGGTTCACATTTAGTATTTGATAATGT